GATAACCAATCCCAAGCAGATGTCTATGCGTCCTTCGGTGCGAACAGCGCTGTGATGTCTGGTAGTTCCATTGAGGAACACGAACAGAACATGCTGTCTCTGCCAGTCGATGTCCGTGATGGTGATGACTCCATTGTTCTCCAATCTGACGATCAGGAAGAACGTCAAGAGCTGGAACTGAACGAACTCAATGAGGAAGGCCAAGAAGAGAATGAGGAGGGTGCCGAAGAAGGCGCTGACTCCGATGAGTTCACTCCTTTGGGCGATCCTGATGCTGACCTCGTAGAAGCCTCAGAGGCTGTCGATGAGTACGCTGATGGCTTCCAGCAAATGCGCGCTCAGGCGATCAAAGGTGGTCTCCCAGTTGAGATTGCTGACCAGATCGAAGCCGAGTATGAGGCCGACAACAAGCTCTCCGAGGCGTCCTTGAAGGCGCTCGAAAAGGCTGGCTTTAGTCGTGGCTTCGTCAAGTCCTTTATCAGTGGACAAGAAGCGCTCGCTCAGACCTACGTTGCGCAGATCCAAGCGTATGCCGGTGGTCCTGAGAAGTTCAAATCCATCGTTGCCCACATGACTGCAAACTCTCCAGATGCTGTCGAGGCCCTTGAGAACGCCATTCAGAATCAAGACCTGAAGGCCATCAAGACCCTGATCAATCTGGGCATGGCGAGTCGAACCAAGAAGTTCGGTAAATCGCCTGAGCGTTCGGTCACTAAGCGTGCTCCTGCCAGCGCCCCTCAATCGCAGCGTCAAGCCCCTCAAGGCTTCTCTTCGCAGCGTGAGATGGTCAAGGCGATGAGCGATGCGCGTTATCAGAATGACGCCCAATACCGTTCCGAAGTGGAAGCCAAAGTGCTCCGCTCGAACTGGTAAGTCCCTGATTTAAAAACCCTCACTATGGCTACAGAGAGAGTTCACCACTAATCGTGGAGGACTCCTTGTGCCTATCAGAAACTCATAAAGGAGAACTACTACATGGCAACTATGACTGGCGGTCAACAAATTGGCTCGAACCAAGGTAAAGGTCAAAACCCTGCTGACAAACTGGCCAACTTCCTGAAGCTGTTCGGTGGTGAAGTTCTGACTGCATTCGTGCGTCGTTCGGTAACCATGGACAAGCATATGGTCCGTACCATTCAAAACGGTAAGTCCGCTTCCTTCCCTGTCATGGGCCGCACCAAGGGTTACTACTTGGCAGCCGGTGAGAGTCTTGATGACAAGCGTAAAGACATCAAGCACTCCGAGAAAGTGATCCAGATCGATGGCCTGCTGACCAGCGACGTGCTGATCTACGACATCGAGGACGCCATGAACCACTACGACGTTCGTGCTGAATACTCGGCGCAACTGGGTGAAGCTCTGGCTCTGGCCGCTGACGGTGCTGTACTGGCCGAGATGGCGAACCTGTGCAACCTGCCAGCCGCTTCCAACGAGAACATCGCTGGTCTGGGTACTGCCGTTGTGTTGAACATCGGTGCTGCTGCTGACCTCGTTGACGTTGAGCTGCGCGGTAAGGCGATCCTGAAGGGTCTGACTTTGGCTCGTGGTCGCTTCACCAAGAACTACGTTCCGGCTTCGGATCGTCGCTTCTTCACTTCGCCTGACGACTACAGCGCGATCCTGTCCGCTCTGATGCCAAACGCTGCTAACTACAGCGCTTTGATCGACCCAGAGACTGGCAACATCCGCAACGTTATGGGCTTCGAGATCATCGAGGTTCCACATCTGGTCGCTGGTGGTGCTGGTACTGACGCTGATGGAGCCAACCAAAAGCACGTCTTCCCGGCAACTGCTGGTGGTGACGTACTGGTCGCAATGAACAACGTGATCGGCCTGCTGGTTCACCGTTCGGCTGTCGGCACCGTGAAGCTGAAGGACATGGCGCTGGAACGTGCTCGCCGTCCTGAATACCAAGCTGACCAGATCATCGGCAAGTATGCGATGGGTCACGGTGGCCTGCGTCCTGAAGCTGCTGGCGCATTGGTCTTCACCCCTGCTGCCTAAGGCACTGATGTAAGAGACCGAGCGGCTCACTCAAGTAAACGGCTCAACACAAACCCCTCAGGGCCCTCAAGGGTTCTTTGGGGTTTTTTTCGTCCCTCGTAAAGGAGATCTAAATGTCTGAATCCGTATTGGACTTTGACGATGAACTCAATGCTGTCAATGACATGCTTGGGGCCATCGGTGAGTCACCTGTAAGTTCCCTCGAAGGTGACCCTAACGCTGACGTGGCGAACTGCCGCCGAATCCTCGCTCAGGTTAACCGGGAGATCCAGTCGAAGGGCTGGACGTTCAACATCGAGGAGGCCGCTGAGCTGCAACCTGACTCCTTCTCGAACCTCATCGAGTACCTCCCGGATTATCTAAGGATGACCACTTCAGGTGGGACCATCTACATCAACCGTGGTGGCTACGTCTATGACCGCACCGCCAAGACAGACATCTTCACCCTGCCTATCCAAGTCGATCTGATTCGCCTCAAGCAGTTCTCCGAGATGCCTGAGTGCTTCCGCTCGTACATCGTTGTTAAGGCGTCTCGACGTTTCAACATCCGGTTCTTCGGTGCCGGTGAACTTGAGGGCTCCCTTCAGGAACAAGAGAACGATGCTTGGGCTGCCATTCAGGAGTACGAGCTGGACTTTGGTGGCTTCAACATGATCACAGGCGACTCATTCGTCGGTGGTATCTCCAACCGCTAAGGAGGGCCTATGGGACTCGTTTCGCAAAGCGTCAAGAACCTCAAAGGAGGTATCTCGCAGCAACCGGACATCCTTCGGTTTTCCAACCAAGGTGCCGTACAGATCAATGGGCTCTCTTCGGAGACTCAGGGTCTACAGAAGCGCCCGCCTACCAAGTTCCTTAAGAGGCTCTTTGGGACTGGCGCACTGGGCGTTAAGCCTCTGGTCCACATGATCAACCGTGACTCTTCTGAGCAATACTTTGTGACCTTCACTGGTGGCGGTATTCACGTTCACGACCTCGCTGGGAACGCCTACACGGTGCGTGGTTACAACGGTTATGCCAACTGCTCAGACCCTCGAAATGACCTGCGTCTGGTGACGGTGGCTGACTATACGTTTGTGACCAACCGCAAGACCAACACAGCAATGAACTCAACTCTGACAGAGGCTGGCTACACGCCACTGACTCGACGGGCCTTGATCAACATTCGTGGTGGTCAGTATGGCCGGCTCATGCAGATCCTCATCAACGGTGGTGTTCATGCGTCCATTCAGATGCCCAACGGTTCCGCTGAGAAAGTCCCGGCTGGTCAGCCCTATGCGGGCATGAACCAAGTGGACATGACGGACGCCAACTGGATTGCCGGTCAAATGGCGAGCCAGATCAACACGAACCTTGGTGGTGCTGGTTGGTCTGCATCATCAGGTGCTGGCTGGGTCCTCATCACCGCCCCTGTGACTGACGCTGTGTACTCAATCCAGACCAAGGATGGCTACGGCGACACGCTCATGAATGGGTTTGTCTATCAAGTCCAGACCTTCAACAAGCTGCCAGCTCAGGCCCCTGATGGATACATCGTTGAGGTCACCGGGGAGTCTGCTCGAACAGGTGATAACTACTGGGTCAAGTACAGTCTCGGATCGAAGGTCTGGAAGGAAATCGCTAAGCCGGGGATCATCTCGGGACTCAGCGCAACGACCATGCCTCACGCGCTCATCCGGGCATCCGATGGCCAATTCGATTGGACTACGTTGACTTGGAATGGCCGGACTTGCGGCGACGATACGACCAACCCAATGCCCAGCTTTGTGGGCTACCCAGTCAATGACATCTTTTTCTTCCGCAACCGCTTGGGGTTCATCTCAGGCGAGAACGTGATCATGTCGAGGACATCCAAATACTTCAACTTCTTCCCGTCCTCTGTGAGCGCCCTCAGTGATGACGATCCGATTGACGTGGCGGTATCTCACAACCGGGTCTCGATCCTGAAGTATGCCGTTCCGTTCGCTGAGCAACTGCTCCTCTGGAGTGACCAAGCTCAGTTCGTGTTGTCGTCCTCTGGGATTCTCTCATCGAAGACCGTGGAGCTGGACCTGACCACTGAGTTTGACGTGAGCGATGGTGCCCGTCCTTTCGGGATTGGCCGTGGCGTTTACTTCGCTGCACCTCGCGCATCCTATACGAGCCTCAAGCGCTACTACGCGATCCAAGACGTGAGCAACGTGAAGTCCGCTGAGGACGTATCCGCCCACGTTCCGAGCTACATCCCGAACACCGTGTTCAACATCCATGGGTCTGGGACCGAGAACTTTGTCACGCTCATCTCCAGTGGCGCTCCTCAGAACCTGTACGTCTACAAGTTCCTCTATCTGGATGAGACCCTTCAGCAACAATCATTCTCTCACTGGACCTTTGGGCCTGACGTTAAGATCCTCGCAGCGGCCTCAATCGGCTCCTACCTGTACCTGATGTTGGATCGCCCTGAGGGCATCATGATGGAGCGCATCGAGTTCACTCAGAACACCATCGACATCTCAATGGAACCTTATCGGACCTACATGGACCAGAAGAAGCTCATTCAGATTGGTGCCTATGATGCGGACTTGAACACCTCCAGCGTGACCATCGAGAGCATCCTTGGGGGCCTTCCTTCGAGTGACTCAGTGTTCTACACAATTGATGCTCAAGGCGTCACTCAGCGCTTTGAGGGTCCATGGCCATCCGGCTCCAAGTTATCCTTCAATGGTGACCGCGCTGGTGAGTACGTGGTCTTCGGACGTGAGTATGAGTTCCAATACGAGTTCTCCAAGTTCCTCATCAAGCAGACCGCTGACGATGGCTCAACCTCAACCGAGGACATTGGTCGTCTACAGCTTCGCCGTGCTTGGTTGAACTATGAGTTCTCTGGGGCCTTCGAGGTGAACGTCAACAACGGCTCCACTGAGTACGTCTATCCGATGTCTGGTGGACGCTTGGGTACTCAGACCATTCTGGGTGAGCTGGCGCTGGGCACTGGTCAATTCAAGTTCCCGGTCACGGGCAACGCCCAGGCACAACGAGTGACGATCACCAGTTCAAATCCAAACCCTCTCAACATCATCGGATGTGGCTGGGAGGGCAACTACATTCGCCGTTCAAGCGGCATCTGACAGGCAAACCATGGTGGGGATTAAAACCCCTCACTATGGCTACCTATGGGGGGTTTTATGATCATCGTTAAAGCAAACAAGTGGCACCTTGAAACAGCCGCAAATGACCTTTCTAAAGGTGACCTCGAAGAGTTCCATTCCCACATCGCTGGGAGAGACCCACGTAAGATCATGCCCAACTACCTCGACGAGACCTCTCGGGCGATCATGTTGGGCAATTTGGTTTTAGCTGTAGGTGGTTCCAAGAATTGCCTTTGGTTTGTGACCACCAACGTGGTGAGCACTCTGACCAAGGCCGAGCGGTTCCGATTCTATCGGCTGCTCAAGGAACATCTCGAAGGTCTCCGCAAGGAGGGCCACCAGTACATGACTAACTTTGTATCGGTGGACAATCATTCCCACATCCGTCTCCTCAATTCTCTTGGTGCCACGTTCTCCAGTGACCATGAGGTGAGCCCTGCCGGGTGTCGGTTTCGTCAATTCTGGCTATAGGAGGTTCTCATGTGTGAACCAGTAAGCATCGCCATGGCGGCTGTGGCTGTGGTCGGTGGCGTAATGGCTGCCAAGGATAAAGCCAAGGGCGAAGGTAATGCCGTGGATGGTCAGCGGCGCACCGCTCGTGAGCAGCTCAAAGAGACCAACATGGCTAACGCCAACCTCAACCTGACCGCCATGGACCGCCAAGAGGAGGCCCGTTCGCAGCTCGCTGAGGTGAACATGCAGGCCCTTAAGAACAAAGGGACGATCCGAGCGGCTATCGGTGAGTCGGGCATGTCGGGCAACTCAATGAAGCGTATCGCCAACTCGGTGGACAACGAGGCATCCCAACAACGGATGGCTATCACCGACAACTACAAGCGCGACTATGCGTCCATCTTTACGAACCAGATTGCCAACGTCGAGAACACCAAGTCTGCCATCCGTGGTCAGGCTCAAGTGATCAAGACCAGTGGCCTGAGTCATGCCCTCGGGGTCGTCTCTTCGGGTGCCAATGGGTACGCCCAAGGGTCTGCCATGACGGGTCAGATGAAAGCTAACAAGGCCACCGGCCAATCCAATGGCACCGCCCAAGGAGGTACAACTTAATGGCTAACGAGATTGCTAATGCTCTGGCGTCAACCGAGATGGGCGGTAAGGAGCGCCTAAGGGGTTCCACTGCAACCATCAACTTTCAAGCTTCTCGGCAACAAGCTGATGTAG